CTTGTTTGCAGTACTGCAACCTTGAAGAGGAAGTGTCTAACTACCACATCAACAATATAAAAAATGGTCTTCAGCCATCACTCTTAATTAACTTCAACAATGGGATTCCAGACGAGGAGACTCAGCAGTTGATTGAGAATAAGATTTACTCTAAGTTTGGCGGTACTTCACAGGCAGGTAAGTTCATCTTGACTTTTAACGAGTCTGCTGAGACTAAGGCTGATTTAGAGCCAATACATTTGCCTGATGCGCACGCACAATACCAATTTTTGTCAGATGAGGCAAGGGAAAAGATTATGCTTGGTCACGGTATTGTGTCTCCAATCCTTTTAGGGATTAAAGACAATACCGGATTCGGTAACAACGCAGAAGAATTGCGCACAGCATCTATCTTGATGGATAATGTAGTTATCAGACCATTCCAACAAGCGCTTATTGATGGTTTTGAGGAGATTCTTAACTTCAATGGCGTTTACTTAAACCTATACTTCGTAACTCTACAACCTATTGAGTTTACTGAACTTGATAACATATCTACTAAGATTAAGAGAGAAGAAGAAACTGGTGAGAAGTTATCCTCTCAAAAAGAGGAGGCTTCTTGCTCTATGGACTTCTCAGATGAAGAAGGAGATGACTTATTTGCTCAATTAGAGGAGTTAGGTGAGGTGATCAGCGATGAGTGGGAGATTATACACAGAGAATTGGTTACCGATGAGAATGAGGAGTTTGATTTAACTCAGTTAGCTGTCTCAGAAAGCGATGCGAAGCCAAATAAGGAGTCTTCTCAGGATAATGCAGGGTACAAGGTCAGATACGCTTATTCTCCCGTTAGAAAGAGCGACAAGAGCCGTAAGTTCTGCAAGCAAATGGAAGCGCTAAGTGAAAAAGACATTGTATTCCGCAAGGAGGATATTTCAATGATGTCTTTCAGAGGAATCAATAAAGAATTAGGTCACAAGCAGCAGAATTACTCACTCTTTAAATATAAAGGGGGTAAGAACTGCCACCACCTGTGGGAAAGACTTGTTTACAAGAAGAAAGTTGGCAAGAATACCATCGTTGACGCCTCACAGGCAGAAAGAGATGGTTTTGTAGCGCCTGTTAATCCAACAGAGGTTGCAACAAGGCCAATTGATATGCCTAACAAAGGTGCTTACCCATCAAATAAATAAACGATATGAAAGCGCTATTTATAACATTACAAGACCTTAAACGCAAGTCAATAATCGACGGAAATGTCGATGGAGACAAGTTGATTCAGTTTATTGAGGTCGCTCAAGATACACATATTCAAAACTACTTAGGTGGTAAGCTATACGAGAAGTTGCAAGACTTGATTATCTCAGGAGATATTGACTTAGTTGGAAACGCTAAGTACAAGACACTTATTGAGACTTATATTAAGCCTATGCTTGTATGGTACACTCAAGCTGCTTACTTGCCATTTGCTGCTTTCCAAATCAGCAATGGCGGAGTATTCAGACATAGAAGTGAAAACTCTGACTTAGCTACTTCTGAGGAGATAAAAGATATGCTTAACAGGGTAAATAGTACCGCGGACTTCTACACAAGAAGATTTCAGGACTATATGGGCTTTTACAGCCAAGACTACCCTGAATACAACACGTCTACCAATGGTGAGATGTATCCAGATCAGAGTTATAACTTTAGTTCTTGGGTTCTATGAATAGACCTACTATGTACAAGCCGAAGGCTGAGAATGTCCAAAAATTAGAAGCCTTCTTGAGTAAGATAAATAAAAAGGTTAAAGATAACGAACTATCTAAGATCGTAAACGATGAGCAGAAATAATATCGGATGGGGGTCTGTTTACTTAACAAACAATGTAGTCGATGGTGAGGTAAACACTTATTCAGACTTGGCGAATCTTACTGACTTATTTGAAGGTGATATATACCTTGTAAGACAAACAACAGGTGTAATAGGATTTAGAAAGTTAGCAGGATTATACAGATGGAATGGAAGTGATTGGACAAGCCTTCAAGTACAAATGCAGGGAAGTTTAGTTTACTTCAATAACGCAGGGACAACGCTTACAAGTACATCTACTGAGGATGCGATCAAAGAGGTGAGCAACAAAATAGGATACTGGGACAATTAAAATAAAAATATATGGCTTCTCTTACAGGAACAAAAATAAAAGACACTTACCCATCAATTCTAAAGGTTTTCGATAATGGGGCTTTGGATGGAACTGTCCAAGTAATTACTGATGGACTTGGTAATAGTTCAGCGTTATGGCTTGGTACTGGTGCTGCGACTATAACAGGTGATATGAGTGTATGGGAAAACTTTAGTGTTGACACAGATACTTTAGTTGTTGATTCCATTCAAGACAGGGTTGGTATTAATGTTGGGAGTCCAACAGAGGCTTTAGATGTCTTAGGAAACATTAAAGCAAGTGGTACTTTAAGGGTATCAGGAAATGCCAGATTCGATACTAACGTATATGTCGGTGGCGTTGTTGCAAACGTAGATGATTTAGATACAAACATAAGTTTTGGAACAAATCAAGTAAGTTTGATTACTGGAGGTCTAACAAGGCTATCTGCTTCTGATGCTTCTGTGCAAGTTACAAATCCACTTGTAGCATCAAGTACTTTATCGGTTACAGGCAACTATAATTCAACAAACGGAGACATTGCTTTAGCAAACGGAAAAATAGCAGTAGGTGGTAGCGTTTCTATCGCTAACTCAGTAGGTGCTGCTTCATTTAGCCCTGATGCTAATCTTCTTGTTCTTGGTGATACTGGTGCTGGTGCTAATCAAGGAATGACTATTGTTTCTCCTACTACTTCTACTGGAAGTATATACTTTGCCAATGGTACTACTGGCAATGAAAGATATAGGGGTTATGTTAAGTATGACCACAACTCAAACAAGATGTATTTGGGCGTTAATCAGACTGATTTAGTTATGATTGATAGCGGGTCAGCAAATGTTACTGGTAATTTGAACGTAAGTGGAAGTATTACTGGTGGAAATATCAACCCAAGTACTTTAAATGTATCAGGCAATGCTACATTTGATACTACTACTCTTGTTGTAGATGCTTCTAATAATAGAGTGGGTGTGGGAACTGCGAGTCCTTCTTATAAATTACATATAAACACAGATGCTGTTAGCGGTAGACAGAACTTGGATGCGATTAACAGGACTGCTCAAAATTTTATTAGAATAACAAATCCACAGTATTCTGTTGATGCTTCTGCTGGAATACTATTAAGAAGTTTTCCTGATAGTGATTCAAGACAGGGGGCTGGTATTATAGCAAGTGGAGGTGGAACTAACAATCAAACGGATATAAGTTTGTTTGTGACAAACATTTCTGATGTGTCTTATTCCGCATACAGAATTGAGTCTGATGTACATAAATTCTATAATGCACCTTCTTCAGAAGCAATGCGTATCGATTCTGGGAATGTAGGGATAGGAGAGACAAATCCTGATTCTAATAATGCAGGTGTAGATAGAGTTTTACAAATAACATCCACAAGACCTTCTATAAGAATTAAGTCAAGTTATTCTCCTTCAGGTGCTGATTGTGAGATAGTGTCTGAAACTGATGGTAATATGGTTTTTAGAAACTATTATGCATCTGGTGGTATTCAACTTGTTACCAATGGCTCAGAAAGAATGCGTATAGATGGTCAAGGTAGCTTGTTGTTAAAAGGGGCTGGAACTACATCTTTGTTAAGATTCGATTCAAGTTCTTTTGGTCAGATACAATCAACAGGTAACACACTATATTATGATGTAGATACACAGATATTTAGAAGTTCAGCAGGCTCTGAAGCAATGCGTATAACATCTTCTGGCCTCGTCGGCATAGGAACTGCCGATCCAGGTGATTTACTTCATATAAAATCTACGACCAACGATGCAAGAATGGTTTTAGATGGCGCAACAGGATTTGACGCGGAATTAAAGTTTTTTGAAAATGGAGCGGCTAAATATACAGTTGGTTATGATGCGGCTACAAGCAATTTTGTTATTGGTACAGCAAACGTAGATACCCAACAAAGGCTTGTTATTGACTCTTCTGGTAACGTTGGGATAGGTGGTAATCCTACTTCTTTCTCTGGATATGTAACAGTTACAACAGATGCTTCTTCTGGAGGTATATTTGATATAAAAGTTAACGGTACAAGGACAGCTAATTTCCAAGCCAGTGCAACGGAGGCAATGATAGATGTAAAAACAGCTATCCCTCTTATATTTAATACTTCAGGCACAGAAAGAATGCGTATC